TCGGTGTCGTAGATTTTCGGGATCATATCGAGGATCACGCGGCCAGCGTGCTCGAGGCTGTGCTCGAGGTTGTCAGTGAAATGGTATGTGGCCTGATTGCCCTGCTCGACGCGCGCTCCAATCGCGACCCCTGATGTCTCATTCGAGCGATTGCCGAGCGCAGCATCATAGATGCCGGTCGTGGACTTCATGTCGTCTGAGAGCATCTGTGCCATCTGAATAAGACCAGTTGGCAGCGGCGGCGGCGGGATCTTGATCGGGGCCCCTGGCACATCAGGATCTGCCTCATAGGGCAGATAGGGCGTCGCCGTCTTGTTGGCGCGATCCCATAGGCTCTTGAACTTCCCGATCTGCTTGGCTGTCACCATGTACGGGGCCTTGGGTTGCTGCCCCAAGGTTTCAGCCGCGATCGACATGAAGTAGTTATGGAGCTGCTGCGGCTCACGCTGGAACCGGATCAGGCCATGCCGGTACACACCCTGCTCCAACGGGATTTCCGCCCCGACCACTGGAATGATGGGTATCCACTTACAGGGGCAGACATAGACCTCGTCGAGAACATCGGTTCCAGATACGAGCGTCATTTTAACCTTGTAGCCTTTGGTCGGGCGCGTGCCCGCAATCATGCTCTGCGATTTCAGGAACTCCATCTGCCGCTTAGGCATGTCCGTGATGTCGACCACCTGCCCATTGGTGAGCTTGGCGATGGTGCGTTGCACTTCCGTTCGTTTCCAGAACTCTGCGACCCGGACGTGATCGCTGGAACCCCAATTGATACCGGACCCAGAACCGCTGGCTTGGGGGACCTCGACACTGTTTGGAACCATGCCCGGCCAGCGCTTCTCGAAGGCCGCCTTTGGCCACATCTCGGAAACCAGACACCAATTCATCTTGTCGCGCGCCGGCTCAAGATCGGACGGGTCAGGGAACACGCTCAGCGGATTGAAGATGCGCTTGATCATGATTTCCTGATCAAAGCTGTCATCATCGGCATAGTCGGACAGGATGCGGAACCAGCCGATGCCGCAGGCCACCATATGCTCGACAGCATTGGCGTAGACGTGCGAGGCGGACGAGTTGTATTGAATGCGCCGGAACAGACCATTAGCGATTTCCGCCATGTCAGAGTCTTCATTGCCGTCAGGCTCGACCTTCAAGGTAGGCATGTTCTGCCGGATCGGGTTCGATACCTGACGCAAAAACTGGCTTGACCTGTTGATGGTGATCATAGGCCGGTCCTTGCGCTCGGCGCGCGCCGCGTCCGACCACTGGAAGCCAGCCGTAAAGCGCAGATCCTCCATCGCCTCCTTCCGGTTGTCCCGGTCGAAGTCGGCTGAAATCTCTATGGCCTCGCGAGCTTCCTTGACGATGTCTTCCATCTAGTCCTTGTCGTCCTTTGGCGGCGGAGTCCAGCCCACAATGCGATAGAGATGGCCAAGCGGGCTTTCGCGCGCCTCACCTTCTGGGTTGAACTTCTCCCCCTTGCGCACATTGAGCACGGGCAGAGTACCCATCGGCGTCTGATCGGGATCGGAAACGATGCGGCGCTCTTCGGTCCAAGCGCGATCCGTGGCGATGTCGTACATGGGAACGCGCACGATCCGGTTGCCGTCAATTTCCACTATTTCCGCGTTCGGATGCGCTGCCAGCAAATGCGTGAGAACGGTTTGCGTGATGTCCTTCATACACCCATCCAGTCGCCAACGCCGGGGCCTATGCTTGCAAAATCCCATGCTACGGGCTCCGTTGCCGCATAGCGCAGCATCATTACGGCGTACCTGACAGCGCTGATCAAGTCGTCACGCTCTTTCACAAGCTTGCCGTCCTTGCGGTGGTAAAGGCGCATTTCCTCAAAAAATTCCCCGACCGTCGAAAACACCTTGAAGCGGCCAGTCTGCATGCGCTCCAGCATGTCCATGATACCGGCTTCGACACCGTTTGAACCGTCCCTATGCGTCGCGCGCTCCGCGTGCATGTTGAGACCATGCTTGCGGTAGAGATCGGCAAGGCGTTCACCCGATTGCCGGTCCTGTGCCAGACCATCGTGCGGCCAGACAACAGGAACCCATTCACCCCAGCCCTTGATCTGCGCGGCATGATAGGCCGGATTGCCCGTCCATTCGCCGTTCTCATAACCGCCGCGCTGGCGATAGCCGTGAGTGACATACACGCAATCAGCGTCGCGATCCCAGGCAAGCCGCGCTGCGGCGAACGGGTGATCGATGCCGAAGTCAAGCCCGATGATCTGTGCCCAATGCTTTGGAATCGCGACCGGATCGCACTTGATGCGGTCTTCTTCAACAGGGAACACACGGCCAGAGCCCATCGTAGGGATACCCTTGGTTCTGGCTTCCCGTTCGTGCGGCGGATAGCTCGCAATGATGCGGGCCTTCTCTTCTGCCGTGTAGTGATGCACATCATCAATCGTCATCGAGACGACGTGACGGCTCAACGTCCTCTCCTGTAGATTTTTATTTTTCTGCCCCGCTGAGCGACTCTCATTTCGTAGAACCTCATTTCTGCTCAAGCAGAAAAAGCGAAACCACATCCGACATGCGAAGCAGCGGTGTAAACGTGATGTAGACGAACTGGCTGCGCTGACCCCGGTTGGTACGCGTCAGCCCTTCCGTGTAGATGTCGAGCGGCGGCTCTTCGTCAAACCAGACCGCATCAATCGTTGGCCCCTGCCACTTCTCGCGGCCCTTTTCGTAGGCCTTGAAGTACAACAGCGCTTCACCGGCCTGCACATCTCCGCCGCCGCCCCATCGGATGATGGCGTTATCGAGCAGGTTCGGAACACCCATCGCCCGCCCGTAATCCAGAAGACAGTCTTTCGGGATCGTACCCGTTCCCCAGCTTTCCTCTTTCGGCGGATCACCGATAAGAACACGCTGCGGATTATCGCGCGTGCTTTCACCCGTTACGCCTGATGCCCAGATGATCGGCGGCTTGTCGAACGTCTGCCCCTCCCACCAATCTGGATAGCGGCCCGTCAGGTGCATTGCCGTCTCATAGCCGCCTGCCCATGTCTTGCCGAGCTGGTTTCCGGCCATAAACAGGCGTTCGTGGTACGTGGCCCCTGCAGTATGAAACTCCCGCTGCTTATCGTAAGGCGCGTAGAATTTAAGCCGGTTAGTGTCGCGACGGCGCTTCGTCTCCGCTTCCAGCCTGCGTATAAACGCCTGCAAGGATTGCGGACTGAACTGCTCCAAGGATGGCTGCGAGATCCTCATCACTCATCTCGGTAAGGGCGTCGGTCCTGACGTTCAATTCCTTCGGCAAGATTGACGCGACGACTTTTAGGTACTCATGCGGGCGCTCTTCGCGCACCTGCTGAATGGTTTTCTCACCGTGCTCGGCAAAGTCTGCCTGAAGCTTTGTGAGGAAATCTTCGCCAAGCTTATTGCGCGATCCCTTTGGGCGTCCCGCACGGTTTCCACTCCACTCAGAGCCGGATTTGAACGGGCGTCCAACCTGGCGCACTTCATTTGCAGTTCCATCTGCATCTTTGGCCTTTGCTTCGGCCATCGCCGTATCCTCCATGGCTATGCTGTAATGACTGAGTAATTTGGCCGTGCTGACGTGATCTGATAGGGCGATGACCGAGACAGGGTTATATTGCTCACACGTGGTCTCAGGACCGTTACCAGAACATCGTCGAACCGGATGGTTGCAGTGAGCGTGTCATCCTCTTCCGTGCAATCCCCATTCGCGAAAAGTGGAAGGACAGCGAGCGCGCTGCTTGCCGTGTCGGCATCTTCCGTGATGCCGGCGCTGGCATAGAGCGGCAGCAGGCCAAGGGCCGTGAGTGTGTCGTCGCCTTCCGTAACATTAAACGTGCCGATGGACTGCGGATAGATGCCGAGCGCCGACAGCGTATCATCGGCTTCAGAAAGGTTTGCCGTGGCAACGATACTGAGCGCGCCGGACGACGTGAGCGTGTCCGCATCTTCGGTCTTGTCCAGGCTCGCCTTGAGAGCGAGGACAGCGGCGCTGGTGAGCGTATCAGCATCTTCGGTGACGGTGACATAAGCCGTTGTCCCATTCTCGATATAGGGTACTGTGCCAATGCCACCAACATAGCCGCCGATCATCGGTTGCTACCCACAATACAGGACGCACGGCACCAGAAATGAGCCGTCTTTGTAAGTGTGCTGAGGCGTGGCGTTCGTGATCTTTCCGACGGTCTTGGATCGGACAACATCATCGCTCTGGACCACGCCGCAGCCATCATCGCCAGACTCAATCAAATCCCCTATATCCGGCGTTTGACCAGCCGCCATGCGCACCCAGTAGTTGCCAGCCGCCGTGACGAGCACATCGTTCCAGCCTTCCTCGTCGCTGTATCGTCCGTTGAAAACGCCGTAGACCTTCGTAGATGCAGCCGTGGCTATCTCAACGCGAACGTTCTTGCTCAACGGTTGATCCGGTTCTTCGTCGCGGAGTGTAGCGTTTACAATATCCCCATTGAACTCAAGCTCCACAGTGTCTCCGTGCTCGCCGGGACCGTTGAACGCGATCTTGATCTCCACATCGTCCAATGTGAACGTTGCAAATTTCCAGCGCATAGCGCCCGGAACTGCCTCAAGGATCGTGCCCATCGGAATGTCGCGGTAATCCCCATCACCAAAGCGACCCCAGTGCGAGCCCGAAAATGCGGTAATCGAGACCGTACCAGAACTGACCGTTATGTTGCCCACACTCGACCCATCTCGGCGGAAGTCGATAAGAGTGCCATCTGATGAGCAACGATTCATGTACGCGGAAACACCGCCTGAATTTGAGAACTGCGCTGCACCGCCATTGGCGATCGCGAAGCCTGCGCTCGACGACAGGCCAGGATTACTTTCAGATTGTCCTTTAAAACCCGACGATAGCAGAAGATATCCTGATACACGCGTAAGCGTGATCCCAGCAAAATCCAATGTCGTCGAGTTTGAGAAATAGGCATCGTGCCATGGGTTAGAAGAACTGCCTAATGCCGCACCTCCGCTTGTTGCAGGTGTGACTGCTGCATCGAAGGTATACCCACTTGAGGCCCCAGCGAAGGCGAGTGAGTTTGAGGCGTGTGTGGCTGTTACGTCGCCGTTGTTGAAGTTGATCACGCCGCCGCTGGCCAGGAGCAGGTCCGACCACATCTTTGATGTGGTTCCTAACGCGAGACCATCGCTTGTCGTTGGAGCAATAGCCGAGCCGGTCAGCGTCATCACGTCTGTAACGGTCCCCGCTTTCATCACCTGTACGTGCCACGAGCCGTTCTCACTTCCTGCCGTGTTTCCGTCGCAGAACCCTTGAGTGATGGCGTAGGTCTTGGCCGTGCCGCCGTTATCACGCCCCTTATGGTACACCGACCCCACCGCAATACCTGTAGCGTGCGTGTCTTGCCGTGCGGTAACAAGCGCCGGGCTGCTGCCCGTCTTGCGCATATCGAAGTCGCCGCCGACCCAGATCAGGTTGCCGGAACTTTCGTATAAATACGCGGTGCTGTTATTCCAATTAACCTGACCTCCGGCCGCTAGATATATATCAGACCACGCCGTCCCGGCTTTACCTAGTGAGGCCCCATCGTTGGATGGCGGCGACGCGGCGTTGCTGTCGAGATAGATCTGCAATGACGCAGGAACGTCGTTTGTGACGACCTTTAGGCCAGACGTAAATGTGACAGCGCTTCCGCCGTTCGAGCTGGCGATGATCGTTCCAGGCACGAACGTGTTGGCGTCCGACATATAGCCCTGGACGACTTCCCATTCCGCGCTCGTGGCATCCTTGTTGGCAAAAAACAGGATGGGATTTGCGGCCCCGGCATCTCCAGTTCCGAACGCCTCAGAAACACGGGCAAATCCGCCGTATCTGGCCAGCGTCTTGTTACCCGTTCCAGTGCTTGATGATTGTTCCCAGACGAGATTTTTAGGAACGGGCATCAGGCATTCCCAGCCGTGATCGTAAAGCTGGACACGGTGAAATTCTGGCCAGCTGCAAAGTTGTCGTTGTCCACCAGCATGTCGCCCGTTCCAACGGCAACGGTCGTGATCGTGCCCTGCACGTGACAGGTCAAGCCGCCGCTGTCGTAGACCCTGAAATGAGCCGCCGTTCCTGTTGCGTCCGCCGAAGTATCTTCCCAGGTTCCGCTCTTGGATTTTGCGCCACTTGATGCCGCCGCAAGCC